ATGACCATTGAAGATAGTGGTGAAACAAGTGTGATTTCTATAGCTGTTGAGAGCAAGCTAATAAGATTGGAAAAGGCCAGCAACAGAAGGTACACTGAAGAAAATCATTTGTCTCGGCATTCGAGCGATACGTTTTTCTCTTATGTTGCCGATTTACAGGATAAAGATGTAGTATGGGGCAGAGAGAGAGCTTAAACGACTATCTGAAATCTGTCAGGGATCAGCCTTTTAAATGGGGTGAGCATGATTGCCTCACTTTTACTAATAACGCCTATAAAGCCATGTATGGTGAAGGCTGGGCTGATGACTGGCTTGGCCGTTACATGAATGGCACAGTCGCCTTCCGTAGAAGTGAATTGAAAAAAGAGTTTGGCTTCTCTAGTTTCAGTTCTGCTGTAGATAATAAGCTGAAGCGTATAAATCACATACCGCCTCTGGGGGCATTAGTTACAACCAAAGAGGCTCAGAGATGGATCATAGGCGTAGCAATGGGAATTTGCACTGGCACTAAGGCTGTTTTCTTATCAAAGGAAGGTATGCTATATTTGCCACTAGATTACATTCACCAAGCATGGGTTAAAGAGATATGAGCAAATACAAGCTAGGTGATTACACAGTCCAGAACTGGAATGATTGGGATAGAGTTCCTAGAGATCCCTTAACTGTTGGAGCGGCAATACTGCAAGCTGTCGCTCCAGCTTTTGTTGCTGGTTTATCAGGTGCTGCTGCAATAGGGTTGGCTTATGCCGTAGGCTACATTGCAATAACAGCGGTTACATCGTGGGCTTTAAAGGCACTAACTCCAAAGCCTGATTTTGGTGCGTTAGATAGCTCGGGCATTCTAGTCAATCGTACTGCTGGAATTGCCCCGCAGGATTTTATTTATGGTCAGGTGCGTAAGGGTGGGATAGTTACATTCTATGAAACCACTGGCTCTGATAATGTATATCTGCATCAAATAATTTGCCTTGCCGGTCACGAAGTAAACTCGATTGGTGATATTTATATCAATGACCAAATAGCTACATTCAGTGGTGATTTTGTTACTACTGCTGGCACAGGTTCAGAGCAAGTTAATTGGGATAGCAAGGTACGCATAAAGAAGTACGATGGGTCACAGACTACAGCAGACAGTGATTTGGTGTCTGAAACCAGTGCAACAAGTTCCTTTAAGGGTTTAGGAATAGCTTATCTGTACGTCAGGTATGAATATGACCAAGATGTGTTTGTAAATGGCCTACCTACTATTACGGCTGTTGTGCAGGGTAAAAAGGTTTACGATCCTAGAACGACATCGACAGGCTATAGCAGCAATGCTGCACTTTGTATTCGTGACTTCCTAACTTCTTCGTATGGACTGACTGACAGTGCTATAGATGATGTGAGCTTTTCCGCTGCTGCCAATGAGTGTGATGAAAATGTTACTTTAGATGGCGGCGGCACAGAGAAACGCTACGCCCTCAATGGCATAGTGCAAGCAAACAGATCTGTCGGTGACGTATTAGGTGATATGGTTACAGCTTGCGCTGGTACGTTATTTTGGGGTTCTGGATACTGGAAGCTAAAAGCTGGTGCTTACTCATCACCAGTTAAAACATTAACACTAGGTGACCTAAGAAGCCCGATTAGCTTAGATACTCGTATTACCATGCGAGATAATTTTAACACTGTCAGAGGCACATTTATAGACGCTTCACAAGGTTGGATCAGTGCTGACTACCCAGAGGTTACGGGCGCTGCATTTGTCACTGAGGACAACGGGGAACAAGCGCTGCTTGATCTTCAGCTACCCTTTACAACAAGTTCTGCGACTGCCCAAAGGCTTGCTAAACTGACGTTATACAGGGGTCGTGAGCAAATGACCTTTAGTGCTGATTTCGGTTTAGAGGCGCTTGAGGTTGAAGTCGGGGATATTATTGGTATCACTAACGCTCGATATGGATTTAACGCAAAAGAGTTTGAGGTTACTGGTTGGAAGTTTGCGTCTAATCAAGATGCGGGAGACTTAAGAGTAACCCTTACACTAAGAGAAACATCTGCTGCTGCATTTAATTGGAATGCTGAAGAGACAGCGATTACTAGCAACAACACAACCCTTCCTAGTATAACTGCTGGCACGGCTATCACAAATCTTACCCTATCCGATGGCGGCTCTGAGGTGCAGGGAGATGGAACTGTTATTAATAGTTTGTTTGCCAGTTGGACAGCGCCAACGAATGCTTTTGTGAGCTATTATGAGGTTGAGTTAAGGCAAACCGCCAGCGCTAATACGACTGTGTTTACGACTTCTGAAACGTCTATTGTTTTATCGCCTGTCGTAGACGGTGTAAATTATACCGCAAGGGTTAGAAGTGTGTCGGTCACAGGGTTTAGAGGTGCGTATTCCTCTGCCACGGCTACATCTGGCGGGGATGTAACTGCACCAAGCGCCCCAACTTCTGTTTCTGCTACTGGTGGATTTAAATACATTACTATCTCTTGGACTAACCCTTCCAATAAAGACTTAAACTTTGTAGAGATCTACGAAAACTCTAGTAATACAACGACTGGTGCCGCCCTTGTGGGTACGTCTTCTGGCACAGAGTTCGTAAGAACAAACTTAGGTATAGAAGTAACAAAATACTACTTTCTTAAAGCTGTGGACTTTACGGGTAATAAGTCTGGGTTTACATCTGGCGTCAATGCTACAACAGACTTTATTGACAATGCAGACTTTGAGAATGGAGTAAGACAACTATTTATTGATCAAAACTTAGATGTCATTGCACCTGTTTCGTCATTACCCGCCGCTGGTGATTTTACAGGTCAGCAAGTCTTTCTCACTACAAACGGAAAGCTATATCAGTGGAGTGGTAGTGCTTGGGCCTTAGTTCTTGCCGCTGCTGATGGTGGAGATATCACAAATGCTACCATCACAGGTAATAAGGTGGTTGCGAATACGATCACTGGTGGCTTACTTGCAACATCAGGGATTATAACTAGCTCCGCTCAAATGAACAACGCAGTTATTGAAAGTGCTAAAATTGCAAACTTGGCTGTCGAGAGGATTAAGATAGGCAATAACGCTGTATCTGAGTTAAACAAAGTTGAAATATCAAATCAAAGTTTTACTGGTAACCCAAACACGATAAACCCAGTCACCGTCTTAGCATCAGTCGCAAGCCCAACCTTGCAAAATATTGGCACAGAGGTTTTCTTTTCCTTTTTGTTTCAAAGTACTTCTTCTACTTTAAATGGGGCTGATGAAGTTCGTATTCAAATTGAAGCTAACGATAGCCCCTCTCAGCCTACGTTATACTTTTCAAGAGGGCCAGTGTTTAGTATGCACTCAAGCGCAATTAATGCTTCACTACTTAATAGGCAATTAGTTACAGGATCTATTGTTATTACCCCTACTGCAACTCATTCGTCTACTAATATAAGGGCAAAAGCAGCTTACAATATTTATAACTCAAGTGGAACTTTGATTAGCAAAACTGGCACTGTTTCGGGTGTACTGTTTACAAGGTTGTTGGCGAAATGATTAAAAAGTTTTACGCAATATATGACAGAGATGTGCTTGTCCAGAAAATGGAAACCTTCGGAGATCCAACTGGAACTTTGTTAGAGGGTTTTCATGCAGTAGAGGTGGATAGTTTTGACAACCTTGAGTTTCCAGCGCAAGAAACACCTACGGTTTCACAAGATTTAACAGCCAGAGAAACAAGAGATTTATTGTTGCAACAATCAGATTGGACGCAAGTGCCTGATGCCCCTGTAGATGCGGCTGTATGGGCTACTTATAGACAGGCTTTAAGAGATGTACCATCACAACAAGGGTTTCCAGACAATATTGTTTGGCCTGATAAACCAGAATAAAGGAATATAAAGTGGCATATAAACTAGGAACACGTAGTTTACAGAACTTGTCAGGTGTTCACCCTGATATGCAAGCTGTAGTAAGCAAGGCAATAGAGATCACTGAGGTAGACTTCACAGTCATCGAAGGTATCAGAAATATTGAACGTCAAAGACAGTTACTCAAAGAAGGTAAGTCAACTACACTTAACTCAAGACACATCACAGGTCATGCTGTAGACATGGTTCCTTGGCCTGTAGATTGGGAAGACTTAGATAGGTTTGAAACTATGGCTGAAGCCATGAAGGATGCAGCAGAAGAGCTTGACATTTCCATCGTGTGGGGTGGTGACTGGAAGAGCTTCTATGATGCACCTCACTTTGAACTTGATCGTAAAGTCTACCCAGCATGAGTAGAGAAGAAGATAATTGGCACCTCTCTAGGAGTGTACCTATAACCCTTATCTTCGGTCTTATAGCTCAAGCAGCAGCTATAGTTTGGACTGTCTCTATGATGATGTCAGACATTGAACGTAATGCTGAAGAAATCATGCGTATGCAATCCAGATTAGCTGTTGTAGAAGATGCAGCACAAAGACAAGCAGTATCTATGGCCCGTATAGACGAAAACATTAAAGCAATCCGACAGTCAGTAGAAAAGATGGCTAATGAATAGTAAGGATTGTTATGGTAGACCCATTCACGGCTCTAGCTGCCGTCAAGACTGCTGTTAGTGCAGGTAAAGAACTTGTCTCAGTTACTAAACAAATAGGTGAGTTCTTTGATGGTGTCGATGAACTAAGGAACAACCACAATAAAAAGAAGAATAGTCTCTTTTCAGGTGATGATGAGAACAGTATGGAGACTTTCGTTAAGCTACAGAAAGCAAAGGATGCTGAAGAAGAACTCAGAGCCATTGTAATATCTACTAGGGGTTACTCCGCTTGGGGTGAGTTACAGGAAATCAGAGCCAGAACACGTAGAGAACGTAAAGAGAAAGAAGCTGCTGAGAAACTCCGTAAACAAGAGATAGTAGAGAAGGTGGTTGTTATTGGTGGTACTCTAATCGTACTGTCCATAATCACAGGAATAGTCACTCTTGCTATAATGTCTTCAAAGGGGATGCTATGAGCCTAGATGCTAAAGGTACTTTTCCATTTCAGATGTATCAGATCCCTGAGTTTACAGCTACTACAGTGACTACACTACCCACTCCCCCAGCTAAGGTTAGTGCTGATAAGCCAAAGGTTGTAGAGCCAGCTACTCGTAGTGAGATTACCATAAGGCTTGACAAGTACTGGCAAGAGAAAGCTGAAGAACTTTTAAACATACAGAGAAGTATGGCTGAGTTAGCTTACAGCCCCAATGGTAGAATTGTAGCACCTATAGAAGTAGGTAGAATACTAGACGTAGAGGTATAACATGGAAACTATACTAGCTTGGAAACTACTACCACGACTAATGATGTTAGTTATGACTGGCATGTACATTAGAGTAATTGAGTGGTTTATGTCGTTACCACCAGAGGCTATGACATCACAGGCAACTGCCCTTACAGCAACTGTAACTGGAGCCTTAACAGGAGCCTTCGCCGTTTGGCTGGGGAATGAGAAATGATTGGTCAAATAGTAGGTAGCGTTGTTGGTTTAGCGACAAGTGTGATTGACAGTAAGACACAGATCAAACTCACTGAGGCTGAGATTAAGAAGAAACAGCTTACAGGTGAAATAGACTGGGATTTAGCTGCTATACAGGCTACACAGAATAGCTGGAAAGATGAGTGGATAACCCTACTTTTCAGTATTCCCCTGATACTAGCCTTCTGTGGTGATTGGGGTAATGCTATAGTGCAAGCTGGGTTTGCAGCACTTGAGACTATGCCAATATGGTATCAATATTCCCTTGGAGGGATCGTATCAGCCTCTATAGGAATCAGATCAGTATCTAAATTCTTCGGTAAATAACAACAACAAAAAGACTACCCCAGACAAACTTAAGCCCCTGTATCCTTAGTTGGACGCAGGGGCTTTTTTCATTGTGTCATTGCTCTAAACGTATTGGTTAAAGACTTTAGTAGATTACTCAGTGTAAAATAAGCATAGTCCACTTCTTGTTGTAGTTTATGTACCTTCCAGACCAAGTATAGTGTAATACCTAAGTGTACTAGGTCTACTGATTGGTCTAGGCTTATCATTTCTTACTCTCCACTTGTAAGAGCTTATCTAAATACCAGTTAGCCTTCTTAAGATCCTCTAAGCCATTCTTGTAGCGCCACCTATGAAGGTACTTAGCTATATTCCCTCGTAGGTAGCCTACAAACTCATCCTTGCTTAGGAAGTCCTCAATGTATTTAATACACTCAATAGTGCCTTGTCCGTAGTGTGGTGGACTGTTTACATTATCAGGCTCCATCTTACCTAAATCCCACTTAGCCATTATAGTCTCCTATGCACTGTCTGGTATTTGAAAGCAGTAGTAATTCACCGATGAATCAAGTGAAGGTCTAGTATTCATAAGCCTATCCTTTATTGGTTCAGCAAACTCGTAACAGGACAGTTGACTTGTAAAGAACACATCGTGTGCGGTAATCTTATAGTTTGCTTCGTGAAACATAATAAGAACTAAAACATACATCGGGTTTTCCTCTAAGTTAAGTCTACGAGTTCACAAGTATCCCCACTACAAGCCATAGTTTGACTACCAGCAGTGTTATCTTCATTCTCATACTCTGAAAGTTCAGACCAGTCAATAGCCTTTGGCATAATAGCTAACAATTCTTCGTAGTCCTCTTTAGTACAGTCCTGATAAGGTGCTTGCTGATAAGTATGATCTGAGTGAGGTAAGAACGACACCCCTGACATCTCATCAAAGTATTTGTAGACAAATGCCCCTACAGCCATCCACTCATGGTCACGAACTGAGATCGTCACAGATGGCTTATGTTCACACCATGAGCGTTGATACGTTAGCCACATCTCTAGCTGCTCTACGGCTGTCATATCGTTCCTAGTGATTGCTCCTGATGGCGACTTAACTGGAAAGCTAAAGACTGTAGTTGTGTCTCCTTTCATAACACATGGTTCGTTAGGTACACCCTTATCAATCATAAACTTCGTCAGCGGGTCCTTGTTATCTCCACGCACAGTACGAACATAATAAGGAGAATGCCGTGCGTGAATCCCACTAGCAGAATCAACCAGTTGAGACACTGTTCCCGATGGTTTCACGCAGCTGATAGCAGCAGAAGCAGGGATGTTAAGGCGTTCAGCCCACTCAGCATTCGTAGATATTGCAACACCTTTTAACCTTTCTAATGTTTTATCAAGGCCAGCATTCTGACTGGTAGTTAGTCGGTTGTCCATGATGCCTGTTAAAGACACACCTAGTAGTCTCTCCTCCTCTGTGTTCTTGTTCCAGATCTTACGCAAGTAAGGAAACTTAGTCATAGAAGATTGGATAGTACCTAGTATTGTAGCTAGGCGTACCTTACGTTCTAAGTCTTCAATAGTATCTGTAGCTCGTACTACAACCTCTGTCAGGTTACAGAACTGGTTTGGTCGTAAGATAATCTCGCTACAGGGGTTAGTACCGAACTCATAGTTGGGATCTCTACGTCCATTCTTAGCTGCCTGTACTTTAC